AGCATCTGCGGCAGTGGCTATCCTATCCAATGCAGTTTGAACAGCGTCCGCAGCAGTTGCCGTGGCATCATCCCCAGTTGAAACCACGTCCGCGGCAGTGGCAATCACGTCAAGCGCTGTCTGAACAGCATCAGCAGCAGTTGCGACCGCATCGGCAGCCGTCGCGGTCACGTCCGCCCCATGAACACTTGAAAGGCGATAACGGCCCGAAGAGTGACGGATAAGGACCAGAAGAGAGCCAGCAGCCCAATCGTCTGCCAGAATTACCGAATCATCAAAGCGTCGGACCTGAACGCTACCGAGCGAATTAATGTCGATTGTTGATGCCGCTGTTGGTGCGTTAGCCGCGATCACAAACAGAACTGGAATTTCCGTATAGGCTGACGGTGCGGTCGCAAAATCAGCGGTGATTACATTTGCGGTCTCGCTCGTATCAGTCAGCAGCATATGCGCCATGTAGCGCAGCGCCGTCGGGTCTGGCAGCTTGTCGAAACCATCTTCAAGGGATTCAAATATCGACGCCATCGCGTCGGCACGACCAAGCGTGTTGCGCGTGATACTGTCTGGATATTCGAAGTAGCTGTTTGTCACCGCTCTATACCTCGCTGGCTATAATTGACAATTATGCCGTGCAATATGTGTGCTCTCTCGTAAATCGCGTCGGAGATCACGGCGATACCGATGTTCAAACCAACGCCGTCCACATATGCTTCCGCACGTCCGTGGATCGGCGCCGACCAATGGAACTGGTCCCAGAGCAATTCGTTCCAGAACCCGCCCTCACCACGAACCGAGAACGCTTGCTCCTGTGAAGGTGGCTGGTCTGGGTCTGCGTAAGAATATTCTGCGGTCAACCCGAGTTCTGTCGTTGCGGCGGCGTCGACCTCAAGCGTCAGCTTATGAAATCGTTTATTCAGAGTTAACGACCCGACCGAGTTGAAGGGCAGTCGCAAGTACGCTTCGACCGTCGCCCCGTCGAAAGACGTGCCTTTGTCCAGTTCGTAGATGAAACCATCATCTGAACCGAAAAACATGATCTCGTTGCCAGCGTTATCCTCAGACGAGCACACGCAATAGACGATCTTGCCGAGATCAAATGGCATCAATTCCGGTTTCTTGCGGCCAAAATAGATTGTGAGCCCGGTTCCGTCCGACCAGAACAGTCTGTACTGATCTTTTTTCCTTACACGAACGCTATCCGTGGCGGTCACACTGGTCAGCTTCTTTGTGGCAAAAATAGGTTCCACATCATTTGTGATGGTGCCCAGCCTGAAATCACCAAAAGCCTGTGTCGTATCAAGTGACCGAATACCCCGGTCATCCAGATAGTAAGGAGACCCCAACATCTTCGCTGTCTTCGCAATCGCGCCAGCCTCTTTTGAGAGAGGACGCAAATCCCAGTCCGATGTGTCATTGCCGTAAAGCATGTTCACCGAATTGCGACCGAAGATAACCAGCACGTTCGCGACTGAGGAAAGAAATGCCGTAACATCCTGTCCAATGCCAATTTCAGCCGCTCCCAGAACCACCGAGAATGAATAAGGCTCACCAATGGCCGAGTTCTGGACCGAGCCGCCGACATACGACAGGAACAGGTGTTGCTTGTGAGCGGCAATGTGGGTCGGAGTGTCCGTCGTCATCCCCGTTAGAATGGGAACATAGATTGATCCATCCCATTCAAAAGCAGAATTGACACCATCGGCCCCGTACATTCTTTCAAGATTTGAAGAGCCGAAAAAGTTATGCGTCACAAACTCATAGGTACCGCCAGGCAGAAGCGTAATCGCGGCGCTGTCCGCGGCGATTGTCGCAACATTCAAGTTTCCACCTACATCAAGGTTTTCAGCGGCGAATGTTCCTGTCTGCCCACTAAGGATCAATCGGCCGGCGGCATCCCCCCCAGCCCATGTCCCACTATCGAGAACAATACGTTCAACCGTTGCCGTCGCGGCTGATGTGGCCCCGGTGATTGTGTTGCCTTCCACCACCTCATATGTCCCGCCACCAGTGAACGAGACTTGCAAACCGAGGCTTTGAGCAACCCATCCTGATGCCGTCGCCCTGTGCATCACGCAGGCCGTACCCCCTGCATTGTCACGCAAGGCGTAGGTAACACCCTTGTAGACCCACACACCCCTCATGACGCCGCTACCCGGTACTGCGACGATCAGGGTGCGGGCGCGTTCGATAGCAGCAATCTGCCACGTTGAGTTCAATTCGTCCGTCGGGGCGCCACTGCGAAGCGCTTCACCATTTGCAACGGCGACGGTTGCCGCAGAGACTTGCAGATTTTCATCGTCTTCGAAGGTACCAGTGACGCCGGTAAGAACGATGTAGCCCGCCCCATCTGACCCGCCATAGCTACCGCTAGATAGCACCCCGCTGATAAGCGCCGTGCCGGTTGCACCAGATGCCACACCTGTCACCACATCGTCGGCAGCAATTTCGGTGTCGCTGGCGTCAAAATTCAAAACCCAGTATTCGGCCTCAGATGGCTTCGGCAAACCGGAAAACCGTTCAAACCCATCTATCCTTCGGTATCCCCTTGGGTGGGGCTCATAATTAACACCGGCGATGGCACGCCCCGCCACTGTCTGAAGGGGAGGTGTAATCAGATCCATGCCACCGACAAGAGCCGCGGCAGCGGTACGTTGGGGCATTACGCGAGAGGCTCCGCACCAATTCGCACCTGGGGAAGTTGATCCTGTGCAAGGAGCCCCATCATGGTCATATATTCTCGACCGACATCACTGTGCTGCCAGACGGCTTCATCGTGCCCGGTGAGCAGGAACATGCCACGCCAGACAATCAGATCATGAAACTCAGCGGGCATATCGGGTACGTCATCATTTTCTGTCAAATCCTCCACTGATTGAACATATTCACCCCTGATCGTGTAATCCTTGTTGGGGGTCGGGCCGAAGTGAATGCGTCGGTTTGGCGCAATTGAGTATTCGATAGGCCGGTTATTGTCGTGTGCACCCCGTTTCCATTTGGCCACAAAATGATCCCAGTCGATCTCCGTAATCGGGCCTTCATCGGAGAAGCCAAGCGCCGTCTCTGAAACCCAGATGGCCTTAGCCCCCGTGACCCAGCGCGAATGGTCGGAGATAGCAAAGGACGCCGGAGCGTATTCAGCGATGCCGCTTGACGTGTTGCCGGAGAACTCCTTGCGCATCCAAAGCCATTCCCTGCGGTCCCGCTGGATGTCGCGCCAGGCTTCGGCTGTGATATCGACAATCTTTTTAAGACGACCCGTCAACCCCGTAACAGCCGTGAGCTGACCAACAGGGACCGTGCCGCTTTTCTCGCCAACTTTCTGGGCAAGCTGAAGAAACGTCGACATGGATCAAGCTGCCTCCACACCATGCAAAGAGTCTCGGTAAGCCTGAATTTCAGCCATGGGTGGCGCGAGCAGATTGAAAGGATAGGTGTGGCGCGTGTTGTGGATAAATTTGCCAGCTTTGTTCTGCGTCACCGATGTCACCATGGCGTTGTTCAGAGCTTCATAAACACTGAACGGCACATCAACAGGCTTGTTGAACTGGATGCGCCACATCTTCCCGTTGACGCCGACAAGCGCCGGTTGTGGGTTTTCATCATCCCCCGGCGCATTGAGCTGGACCTTCACCAGCAGCTCACCGTTCTTGTCACGGCCCGTCTCTGGAACGATCGTTGGATGAGGATCAACTGCCTCTTCCGCTTCGTCCGAAACCGTAATGCTGCCATTCGGGGCTGCCTGCGCGACCATCGCCAGAAGCTTCTCGCGACCTGTGTTCGGGTGAACATTCGGCAAGTTCTGTTGAGCGTATTCAAGCAGCTGCGCGTCTGTGGCATCTGAGACTTGGACGGTCTTGATCTGTGTCATATCAACTCCTCAAAAGGGAAAAGGACGAGGCCAAGCCCCGTCCCTCATTATTTGTTCGAACCCGCCTAATTGCGGATTGCGATATAGACGATGGTGTCACCGTCGACGTTCACATCAGTGTCAGCGCCAATGGTGAAGCCTTCAGTCAGAGCATCGGTGCCATCATATTGGCTGATACCGAGGCTGGTGATAAACGCCGCGGACTCGTCGCTTGAGGTACCATCATCTGCAATACCAAGGGTTTTGAGACCGTGAGCGGCTGTCATTCCTGAGAACCACTCAACCGCGGCCACATCACCCGCAGTATCGGTGTAGTTGACGGCCCTGACGTAATCGGGTTTGAAGCCAAGGGACACGTTAATCGCGGCGCCCGTGCCTTCTACCGATCCTATAGAAACTTCCTGCATAGGATTTCTCCAATATTTGGGATTAAGGGGAAATGGCGGGCCGAAACCCGCCATCAAATTTAGGCTGTGGCTGCAACCTCAAGACGAGCCATCCAGGCTTGATTGAGGATGAGGGCAGCAAATTGTCCCTTCCAACCAGCATGGCCGCGCTGGGCCAGAGGGTCGCTGTCCGTTGGCTTGGCATTGACAATCATCGGCGTCATTGCGTTTTCGCCTTTGAGCGGCACCAGGCCAAACGCATCACTGCCGAAGAAGAGGACAGGATAAACGTCCGCATCAGTGCCTGAAGTCGAAGTCATGGCGCCCTTTGTGCCACCGGCATCAGGCCATGAGTCCAGTTCTGGCGAGAGCACATATCGGACATCATCAATCGCACCGATTTCTTCGGGGCAGATTGGCGTGAACCGAGAATACTCAGCCACCTTCTGGAACCCCGCCAGCCCCCGAATATCAGACTCAAGGTCGGTGTGTGCGACCGCGACATATGAGGCTTCAATCGGTGAGGTGCCAAAGTTCGGACCAGCTGCCAAGATCTTCGTGAGTTTCTTCGCCTTCTGGGCTTTGAGCGACCGCGTTACCGAGCGCTGCTTGGCCAGTGTGATGACGGTGTTGACCGCGTTACGAGCTGACCCGTTTGCATAAAAGACGTTCGTTCCGCCCTTCACTGCATTGTAGGTGATCATCTCATAAGTCAGCCCAGCGTCTTCGCCCAGCAACATGGAGATGTCCTGAAGCACAGGATCTTCCGAGTTGTCGGAAATCAGGTCTGTGATCTCAACAGACCGGCCATACTGCTTGAGCGTGGTTTCGACATCCTCATAGCTGAACTGAGTGGCCGAAGGTGTAACGCCTTCCTGAAGCGGCACGGTCGATACTGTGAACGGCACCGGACGACGAAACTTTATCGTCCGGGTCTTGTTCTTCGGGATTGGCCGTGACTGGCCGAGTTTCTGCAAAACCATAACTGGCTCTGCGTGTTTGAGCATCTCAGCTGCGAGATAACCCGCAGTTCGATTGCCAATATCACCAAACATTGTCTGGGTCATTTGGGTCTACCTCTCTTTAGAGGCGCCTGCTTGAAAAGCTAACGAGTAGTCGTCTGGCACCCGGTCATTCGCCGGAGCACCATTGTTCGAGGATGGGCCATCAGCCGCATCTGAACGCGCTTTTCTGCGCCTCTCGATTTCTTTGGGATCGGTCTTATCGACCGACGGTTCAGGCTTGGACGTTTCACCGTCCTTCAGCTTTGCCCATGCCTGAAAGGTCTCAAGAATAGAAACCACCTCGGCGCCATCCGTGACTGCTTCGCCGTTCTTCTCAACGGCGTCTCTGACGAATTGCGGCGACTGCGCATACCATTCTTTGAAACTTTCAGTTTTGCTGATGTCTTCATAATCGGGGAAGGCGTCGAGCACGATCTGTTGTTCCGCTTGCGCCTGGTTGGTGGCCCGATCATTGGACAGCAACCCAAGCTCACGTTTCAGATGGTCGTTCTCTTCCGCGATTTTCAACATCGCCGGGCTGAAGCTCTTTTCCAAACTTTCAGCCAGGTCAGGGTAAAGCTCTCTTATCTCGTTAAACTCTGTTGACTTGAACACGCCCGTGACGGGGGAGTCCGCGTCTTCATCGTTTCGGGTTGCGGCAGTCTCCATTGCAGAGAGTGCATGCTCCAGGCTGGTCTTGCGACCTCGCATGGAATTTACGTCTTTTACTAGTTTTTTATGCTCCGCCTGTAATGAGGCGATGGTGTCCTCAACACTGTCAGCAGCGCTCTCAACGGAGGGCTTGTCTTCAGCATTGGGCTGATCGGCGGCTTTAGCATCATGATCCTCTGAGGCGCTGGCCTGCGGCTCAGGATCATTGCTTAAGGGGCCATCATCTTCTGCGGCTTTATTGGCTGACTGGTCAATTTCCGACGAAGCCGCCTCTGCTTCGGGTGCGGGGTCATTGACTTCGGGCTCCGTCGAGCCTTGGGTATCGCCTTTTGCAGCCGAGGCAAACGCTTCATAAAACCGCGTCTCTCCATCTTCAATTTTCTCATCAGCCATGGGTAGTCCTCGTTGTGAAGCAAGCTCAAAGATCGTAGGTATCGCTTTCTACGACCACGCTCGGTTCAGTTGGTTCAAACGTATCCAGCACTTTTCGCGCCGCTGCGATCTGGCCGCGCGAGTAATTCGTTTCAGGTTCTGTCAGTGAAATGCTTTCAAGGCGGATGTGTTCCACCTCGATCATGGCCAAAAGAGACTTCTTGACGGCAATCCAAGCCGCACTGTTGGTGTCAAACATCGCTACAGCGTGCCGCCGCCGCCATGCGTCGAGGCGGGGGTCAAAGCGGCTTCAGTCGCCAGTTTGCGCTCTGAGCTATCCCTGTCTGCCTGCTTGTCGGTCATTCTGGCGCGAAGATCCTCCAAGTGAATATTCTGCTTTTCCGCCAGCGACATCATCGCTGTTTCGTGGCTCAACCTTGCAATGCTCAGCTTTGTTTCAGAGTCCAACTGCGCTATTTGCAGCTTGATCTGCTCTGGCAATACTTCTTGCGGCTGACCTTCTGCTGCGGCCCGCTCGTCTTCCTGCTGCGTCTTGATCTCTGCGTCACTCAGGAAAAATTCGTCGGGTGGCAACATGTGCGTTTCGAGTATCTTGCGCGCCAGCGCCGTCTTCCTGATGCCGATGCTGATTTCAGGATCGTTCCCGAACGTCGCCATGAAGGTCATCAGGTTCTGGCCCTGAATATCCTTCACCAACAGCACCGACGAGCCACGGGCCACAACCTCAAAGTCTCCCTTGATGTCCTCCCGTTCCGAGTTCTGCATATTCCAGTCATAGGCGCGGCGTACCGTTGGGGTTGTCATGTCCCGATCAAATGCCTTCACGACCCGCCGGAACACCACGTTCGCAGCATTCATCAGCATGGCCATGCCACCCTGCGTCTGGGTGATGTGCGCTGCCTGATCCCCCTGGGCGATCAAAGGCATGTTGATTTCCTGGTCAACAAAACCAATCGCCATCTGGATGATGTTGGCAAATTCCGCCTGATTGTTTTTTATGTCGTAGCTCTCAAATGCCGCCCCCGACACTCCCGGCTTGCGTAGCCAGACCTTTTTCGGTGTCAGGTCGTAGCTCCCGTCTGCCGGCACGATGACCTCTTTGTTAATCACAATTTGGGGGCCAGCCGAGAGCCCGCCATTTTCCATCATCATGCGCCAAGAAGCGTTCGCCGCCCGCTGGCTGTCGCGCATGATTGCCGGGACACCAAAGCCAAAGGGGCCTGTCTCTTCCGGTTCAAAGTTGAATACCGAATACAGGCAGTCTTCAGTTTCCAGCGGATGAGGACCGACCTTCAGCAATCTGTTCTGGCAAAAGAAGACAACGACCTCAAATTCATCTGTTGAGTGACTTTCTTCAGTCAGACCGTAGACATCAGCCCCCTCATCACTCCCTTCTACGAGATCACGCAGCTCTTGTGCGTTGACCGGGCCGTGATATTCCCAGACCTCAAAATAGCTCTTATTGATCGACCCCTGATTTTCGGAGACGTCGCGCAAGTGGGCGACATAGTTGGGGGCTTTGCCCTGCGCCCCTTGCTCCAATAGCTCCCGCAGGACTTTCTTGCTAAAGCCTCTGCGCCTTCCAAGGCGTCTCAGCTCGCGCCGGTTCAGGGGATGCCGCTCGAACGTGGACTCATACTGATCTACCGTCCGGGCATCCATGTCGGGAAAGAAATTCCACGGGTCGACGCGTACATAGTCGGGCTGTTCAATCTCGGTCGTATCGAGGACGTGTAGCGCCTGACCCTCACCGCCCTGCGGAACCCAGTTCTTCTTCTGCCGGTGGCGGGTCAGTGGCCCCTTCAATACCCCCGTCCCCAACTTCACGGCGTCCTCAATAACCTCTTCACAGGCAGCCTGATAACGTGCTTCGCGAAACTGATCGTCAATCACAAGAGCCATCGTCTCAGCGCGCTCACGCGCCTCACGCATGACCTTGTTGGCCTCTTCCTGCTCGCCTGCTTCCTGGTTCCCCTGGTCAACAATCTGTTGCGCTTGGCCGGGATCACCTTGCGTCAATGCCTTATTGGCTTCCTTGACCCGCTGCTCGACCTCTGGCCCCTGACCGGTATTTTGCAATGACGGAACCGGAGTGGGCTTAATCCCCCAATTCCGGTCGTCGGTCGGAAACAACAGATCACTGAGACGTGCTGCCCATGTATGCGTCCGCGCCCTGGTCAGGCCAATAAACAGCTTTGACTTTTTTTTGTCTGCGTCGAGAGCCTTCTGTGTCGCCTCGTCATACTTCCCGTGATAATGGCGAAGGTCGCGCAACCAGCGTTCTTCGACAAATGTCCTGAGCCTCACCCGCTCTTGAGCTTCACCATCAAGACGACCTATCGCCATGGTCAAGCCCTCAGTAGGGTTTGAACTCGTTGGGCTATCGGCCATATCAGTACCCCGCCGCACTGTCTGCGATTACCGAAGGGCCGAGAGGCATGGCCGCTGGTTCTGTTACAGCGATTGCTCGACCACTCATCACCAAATATCTCAAATCGTCCATCAGGTGATCGTCTTTCTTCACAATTTTGCCGTCCTTGTCGCGTCGATACATCCGGTATTCGGTCATGAAATATCGCAAGGTCGAGAAGACCTTGATCCGACCAGTTGAGAGCCTTTGCCATACCTCGTGGATGCCAGCCTCAACCGTGTTAATCGCGGGGCGCAGGTCCAGTCCAAGGCTGCGGTACGTGTCCAGCAGCGCCTCACCGTCTTTTTGTGATCGCCCGCGAGCCGCCGGATCAATAACACCCGGTATCCAATCACCCCGGGCAGTTATTGCGTTCGCATGGATACTGGGGACTTCCTTCCCCTGGTAATGCTCTGAATACAGATAGAGGCAGTCGGAGCTTCGATCGATCGCACCCCACAACGCCGCTGTCTTGTTCCACCCAACGTCAAGGGCATAGACCCGTGGCCAATGCGCGGGTATCTGGAAGGGCTTCACTTCAAACTCAGAAGGATCAATTGGGTAGATGGCACCAGACCCCAGTGATGGTGTTCCCTTGGACCGCGCTACACGCTGATGGATCGGCATGGCTCGATACAGTTCCGCCTTCGTCTTTTCGGTGAGATGGGGCACATCGTCCCAACCACAGTCGACGCGGTATCGGGACGGCGTGATTTCAGGCACTAGAGCTGTAATTTCTCCAGACTACGACGCCCATCTAAGTCCTCAAAAATCCGACCGCCGGGGACAAAGGTCAGCGCCTCCGCAACGGCATAGGAGCCATCTTCATTGCGTTGCTGCGTTGTGACCTGGACCAAACAACCCACACCCGCAATTTCCATGGCTTTCGTCGATTTCATCCAGCCTTCATTCTCGGAAGAGGCTTTACAGATCAACTGGAAGGCATCGCCATTCCCCACGACTTTGATGTCAGGGACATTCTGGCGAGCGCCGGAGATGTCGGAATTGTGGAGTGTCTTTTTAGTTGGCAAAACAACTTCGTTCATGGTTTTTCCTTCAGTCGAGCCGCATCTCTTGCGGCATATATTCCAGAACCATCGGCGACATTCCTTCAATCGCCGTCCAAGTGAAAAGAATAATTCCATCGGTTGTCGCCGTTCTGATTAGACATTCGGCGTAGATGTCGAGAGGCACCTCTTCATCACACCAGATGCCATGTTTTTCCGTACCCTCAAACGACCCGCGCCCCTGCTTGTAGGACTTCAGACCGAGCCGCGACCATTCACCGGTCACATGCTTGACCTGTATTGTGTCGAGCAGATCCGGCACACCTGACTTCCAGGTCATAGCCCCGAGCAGATCGCCGGGGATTAGCCCCCTGCCATCAACAGACTTGCGCCCCGTTTTTCCCAGTACCGCGCCAAGCATGGTCTTTTGAATAATATCGCGTGTCGTCTCGTTCGTTTTACCTGCGGCCCACCAGTCAACCGGATGGTCGAAGCGGCGCCCTATCCACCAGTCGGGATACAGACCGGTCAGATGGCAGGTTGTCTCGTACCCGCCCATCCCAAGGGTCTTGCCTACGCGGTTGGCACACATGGCCCCGCGCTCGCGGTACTTGGCCCCAGCTTCGAAGAACTCCATGTGCTTTGGGTAAAGCTCACGCCTCAGAGGCCCCGTCTCTGGGTAAAGATCAAAGAACTGGCGGCGTTTCTTCCGCGCCTTGGCCTCTTCAAGGATTTCGCAGACGCTAATTAATTGTTCGCGGTCCAGCCCTTTCAGTCGCTCCGCTAAGGGCGGCAAGGAGGGTTGGGTCTGCTTCGAGGATGCCTTCAATCTGGTCAATCAACTGCTCGTCTGTTTGATCGGCGTAATGAGTGTGCTCGTGCTTATGGAGATGCACGTCGCCAGTCATTAGGCCGAGTATGCGTGAGAGCATTCCGAATGCAGGCACGCGCCTCTCAAACTTGATTGAGAATTGCTGCTTGCCGTCGTCGCCGGTCGTCATGGTGATCTCGTGTATCATCATCGCCGTTGCCGGTGTGATTTTGGCCGGATCAAGGACGAACTCACCGTCCTTGAACGCGCCCAGGTCTAGCAGCGTACCGAAAGCAATATTGCCAAGCCCGTTGATCGTCCGTTCAGCGTCTATAATCTGCTCAGGCTCCTTATCCACCTCCGTCAGAGCCTTGCGACGAGCAATCTCCCCTATCACCCAGGCATCCTTGGAGAGCAAGCGTGAGGCTTGCTGGTGCGATGATTTCTCGGCGTATCCCGCACGCACCGCCGCTGCGCCCTGATCTTCACACCCACCTTTGAACCACTCATCAACGAACCGCGCCTTGAGCGCCGTGCGCCTACCCGGCTTTTTCCCGGTGATTTTTCGGGCTTTCTTAGCTGTCAAAGCACAATCACGCTATTGTCCGCGCCTTGACAATCAGCCCGCCTTTGACCGCGCGCGGCTCAACTAAAAGTGCTGGCAAGCTACCCGTTGCCGCGCTCGCATCACCGTCCCCGACATTGAAAAAGATCGACTGATCGGCCCAGATGCGAATGAATTTCGTATCCGCATTCAAAGCTATTGCGAAAGCATCGCTGTCAGAATCAATATCCAAAGTCTGCGCCGCGACATGAGGCATCCCATAGACCGGAAGTACATTCCCTTGTGCGTCCGTTTCAAGGAATTTGAACTCCTCAAGATAACATGTTGCCATACCGGCCTCCTATTGTTCTGGGCCTAAAGCCCTGCCCAGGCGTTGAAATGGTCGCCGTTCGCCTGTGCCGTCAGCTCTACAAATCCATAGATATGATTGGCAACGCTGTCATGGCCTTCCTCAATCAATATGAGGCTGGTCGGAAGGGTGACGCCTGTGTCTGTGTCTGCTGCGCCGTTATCGACGCTCAGTTTCATTGCACCAACAACGCTGTCCCAGAACCATATTGCAGAGTGCGAGCCACCATCGTCGATGCCAGCAATCTCGACATAACCCTGCAATACGCCACCGACATAACTCGCGAACCGCAATGCACCACTTACGAAGTGAAGCTGCACGTAGTTGTTGGCGTCCTTGCTCTCCGTGTAGAGAACACGATCTCCTGTTACCCCGTTTGCGTTCCAATCTATGCGGCGGGTGTGTTTGGTCCCCGTGTGACCCGGAAAGGCGACAGGCCCAGCCCCCTGAACAACCGTTGTATCACTCGGGTCTCGGGTGACTGCCGCAGTCGTTGTGGGAATGTAGGGAGTGGAAAACTCGCCAGCTTCCAGCTGAAATCCCCAGACGTACATGTCTGCGGTGCC